AGTTATCGACTTATAAATTAAACGTCTCTATCCGTGAGGGTAGGGGCGTTTTTTTGTGCACGCATATTTCTTTTCTATTGCATCAAGTGCATCAAGACCATTGCTGTGTGCCAATCATCGCTTGTGAGTGGAACAAAGCTTGATACTACTGAAAAATATAGATGAATCTTAATATTGCTGTCTGGTAAAACTTTATTCTCCCAGTCTGTGTAAGAAGAATTGCCTTTAATACTACATTTTTGGACCTTAAATTCCAAAACTAAACCATTATCTAATAAAAAACAAGTGCATTTTATAGTGCTTACGATTTGTAACTGGAATTCAAGCCCCATAGATATAAAAACGCCAGTATTGGCCTTAGACAAACGGATTGCAGACTTTCAATTTACTTTTACCGGACAGCAATAAATTCTTAACAACTAAAGTAGGCTGGTTGCTCCAGCCTACCATATGTTTATTACTATCAAATTTGCGACAGAAGGGAGGAATTCAAGGGATATTTGATATTTTATTTGTCAAATTTCTTGTCTATGTGAGCAAATTCTTGGACTACATCGTATATTAGTACCTCATTAGCATCAATATCCTCGTCAATAACAATCATATTCGCCATCAGTTCAGCAAAGTAATCCTTTTGCTCATTATCAAACATTTTGATTTGTGCAAGTGCCATCAGGGAGTTTTTTTCTTCCACATCCCTGCGGGAATCTTCTGATATTTCAAATTTTTCTTTAAGCTGATTGAAATAGAAAACTTCACGAGCATCAATGCGTCCATCAGCATGGATAATATCTAATAAGATACGCATCATGGCTACTTTCTGCTGATAATTAAAAACAGTCATATTGCTTTATTATTAACATTATTATATCTTTTTGTTTTTCATCAACCGTTTTTTTTCTTCTTTCGGGTCATACCCATAAGACTTTATAATTTCTTTAACGGTTGTATCAAATCGTGTTACAGGGTTGTATCCCATTCCTTCTAACTTAGAGCGTTCACTTTGGTTAAAAACAGGACGAATGTCGGCTTTTTTTCTTTTTTCTTTCCTCTTCATCCATAAAACAGGCTCAGGAAGAACTTCTTTGGTATTATCCACGGGGAATGGTTCTTTTTGTATATATGGGTCATTTGGATTTATCCCATCAGTAGATGCAGTTACTATAGTCTTACAACCTTCCTGTGATTTATTACCATTTTCTGTGTTGTTTGAAGATTCTAATCTTGGATTCTCTGACGGTTCATTAAACTGAGAGTCGACACTCTCCCAATCTTCATAAATTGTGTTAGACACTTCCCTAATATCCGACTTTTTAAAGAAAGATAATTTTGCTGATTCGTAGAAGACATCATATGTCTTATCATAACCTAATGAAATGCCAAGGAGATAAATTGCGATAGAACATTCAAAGCCACCAATCTCTTTTGCATACTTAATTAACTTGGCACTTGGCTTATGCACCATTCCGTCCGCAAATTCAGATTTTAAGTATAAGAATAAAGGAGCTGCGATTGCGAATCTACATCCTGATGCTTGTTCCGACATCTGATATAATTTCGAGGACTCAACGATCTTTAGTAGTTGTATAAATTGTGGCTTCTTACATGCCATAAATTGAGAATATAATTCTGTTGTTTCTGCAATTTCCCCACTGAGTTCTTGTTTTTTTGAGTAATTACAGAAGACATGAATAAAATCACAGAAAAAACCAATCATTCCTTTAGGATAATAGCTATGTCTTTCATATCTTAAAAGATATGTCCAAATTGATTGTTCACCAACAGGTCTTTCATGAGCGTATAGCTCACGGAATGCCTCCTGCACTACATCAGGAGTTATTATTACTTCACATTTTGATAAATCAGACTCAGGCAAACCAAAAATAGTCCAAATATTTTTGACCCCTCGAGTGCTTTGTATTATACTATGTTTTTGCTGAAGCTTTAAGAATTTGTCTGCCCATGGTGAAACATGTAATTGTATTCGAGGGTCAAAAGAAATTGACATCTCCTTTTTTGCTTCTTCGTCAAAAGCATAAATATTACAAACGTTTTCTATGGTTAGGGAAATAGGTTGTTCGACATGATCGTCTGCTAAAAAATGAATTATGAGATATTCAAATGAATATTCAAACATATTCATTCTAGAAGTGAGCATGTCAAACAGTTTATTATCATCACTATGCGATGCAATATTTCCATCAAATTCAACAGCATTATTTATAAAATAATGTCCATATTTGAACAAATCAACAAAGTCTAGCTTGCGTAAAATTGCTAAATAATTTTTCATAATTAGAAGCCCCAAGTGTTATTACCACTGGTTTGTGGTGTTTGTATTGTAGAAGTGATGTCAATTTGCGAACAGTTTGATTTAAATGTGTCAAGATAGTTGCTTGGGTAACCATTATAAGTAATGTATAAATTCTTTCTTGTACGGGTCATTGCTACCATGAATAACGTTTTTGCAAGGGAGTCGTTAGGACAGATATACATATTTGCATTTGCAAAAGGGATGAAAACGTTTTCGAAGTCAAGACCTTTTGCGCTATGGAATGTCATAACAATTATGCGACGATCATTTTCGTCAAAACTACCATATCCATTTCCTACGTATTGCATTTTAAGTCCCTCTCTGTGTAAATGAGAATTCATGGAACCAAAATCAACTCTTCCCCAGTTATTTGTAGATTCAACCCATTCTGATTTGCCTGCATCTCTAAGTGCCTGATTGATAAAGTGTATGATTTTCTGAGCAGTAGGTATTAAGATGGCAGTTGAATCTCCTACATTAATTGCCTTTGTTGCTTGTTCCATAATGTATTTTACTTCCTTTGCTTCAGAGGGAGCTTCACAAAGACGAATTTGTGTATCTTCCTTTGTCATATCTCTCTTTGTAGAGAATATGTTCATTCTAGGTAAGAAACGTTGCACAGCATCTATTAGTGAACGAGAAAGTCTATGTATAATTCCCAATTCATATTGATCTCCATTTATGAGTCTGCTAATTTCAGAGGGTGTAACAGTATTTTCTCTCCAACGTGGGTCTCTTTCAAATATAGATTGATTAGAATCACCTGCTACAATTATATTCGAACTTCTGGCATTCATCTCACGAATGACGCGTGTAGTCAAATCTTGAACTTCATCACAAAGAATGAAATCATAATGAGCTCTACTCGTCATGAATCCGTAATACGTGTCAATGCTTATTTTTTTTTCTAAGCCAATCTCTTTGAAGTCTGCCTTGAACATTTCTACAAGGGACTGAGTAAATACGATAACTAAAATACGTGCATTTGGCTTTTTGGCTAGAATTGTTTTGGCGGCATATGCGAGTAAAACGGACTTTCCAGACCCTGCAAAGCCTTGAATCCATTGGTTGCGAAAACTTGAGCTAGAACTATCAATTAAGGTATTAACTTTATCAAGAAAGGCCTGCTGTTGAGGGTCTAACTTGTTAGAAGGAGGAATGTGCATAATAAACTATTCTTTTGTTAACATGTTTGTTTTTGTTTTTGAAAGATTTTCTGGATTATAATATGATTCGCTCCCAGATTTTGGGGTAGAGCAACGTATCTCATATGCAAAATCTTTCTCTCCTAGTTCTTCTGCAAGAGAAGCAAACCATCCATAAGCATATGAAGGCAAAGAATTGGTTTTCCATTGGCGTATGTATTTGTCATAGGCTTTTTGGAATTTCTCTATTGCTTTGGTGATATCTCCCTCTGATTTCTGAATTCTTCCGAGCTCGATGAGTGCAATATCATGATCTGGGTCTATAGAAAGAGCTCTCTGTAAGCATTCTTTTGCACGTTTAGGGTTGCTATACCGAAGTGTTGAACCTAAATTTGCATTCGCATGCTTATGATTAGGATTTTCTTCTAATGCTTTTTCATAGAATTCAATGGCTTTGTCTGTAGCTCCTGCATTGTTATAATGTACAGCTATGCTGTTATACATATTTGCTTCTGGATATAATTCGTTCTGAAGTTCAAATGTTTCAGCTGCCTTGAATGTATGTCCAGCTTCGCTATAGGCTAATCTCAAAGCAATTAATGTTTGCTTAGAAGGAACACCTCCGTTCAATTCTGCTTCCAAATTAGCTTGTCGTTCTGCTTTTAGGGCCATACGTTCTTCCGTACTGAGTTCTTTGTTTGCAAATGGACTTAACGGCTCCACATGGCACACAACTCCCATACAAGTGGCTCTTGCAATAAACATTTTGTCCGTATTTACTTCGACTGCAAGCTGAATAGGACAGTTAACAGGGAATCCCGATGGAAGTGGGGATTCGATTTTAAGATTGAAAAGAAGTTTTCTTACATCTCCAACACATATAGGCAATTCGATAATTTTCTGACCTTCCCTACTTGTAACAAGGTCGTCAATTATAATTGTATCACAAGGGAATTGGGTTCCTGCGGGGAGAATAACTTTAGGCTTCTCGTCTTTTGTAATGATAAAAATTGGCTCGCTAGAGATTGGTTGTATAAGGCATTTATTCATACCATTGAATAAAAGACTATGTATGGCAGCTCCTTGTGAAACATGAGTTTGTAGATTCGAAGGTACCAATATTTCCGAATCTTCAAAATAATTTTTTAATTCCTCTTGAATATAAGGGCTTTGAGCGCTTCCTCCAATAAGTAGAATATAATCTATTTCTTCTTTACGAATTTTCGACTTCTTAATTGCACTTTCTATTGGAGAATAAATACTATTATATTCATCTTCCCCTTTAATCCTAGTAGTTTTTCCATAACCTTTCTTCAAGAAATAGGTCATCGCTTCGGTCATTTCTTTATTAGTCAAGTAGAAACTAGTTTGTTTAAGAACTCCCTTGTTGGTAAATACTATCACATCTTACGGGGCATAAAACGAAACGTACATAACACGAGGATGCCGTAAAATCGTGATTGGCGTTGATTGATAAGGGGTTATGGGCGTGAAAGGACATTGGGTGAAAAAAACGAAGCGTATATAATATAACATTGATGCGACATTCGTGTTACATGCGAGGGGTGGATGACAAGGTTTGATGGGTCGAAATGTTACATGGGGATGATTTGGGGGCGATTTTGGGGTGATTTTGGCTTGTTTTTAGAGTGATTTTGGCTTGTTTTAGGGTGATTGGGGCGTTTTCTTAATGGCTTGGGGATGGTGATAGGGCAGTTGTGAATGGATGCAAGAGTGAAGGGGGATGGTGCTTTTTCACTCTTTTTTATTGGTGCTTTTCGCTCTTTTCTTTTGTCGAAATGTTCTATATAAGCATTATTTGGTATATTTGCATTGATATCTGCCGTTATTTGGCAATGGTTAAACGAATAAATAAAGGAGACGATATGGCGAAGGTTATACATGTGCACTTGTTGCAACAGATTGATGGCGTAAAGCGGCGTGACTGGTATTTCAGCAGCTTGTCGGCCGTGTTCACCGTATTCACCCCTGAACAGGTGGGCGTGACAAAGAATTATCTGCTGCACGCGGGGTTGTCGGGAGGTGGCGTAATCATCAATAAACGCGCTGTTATACGGCAATCTACGCTTATCGGTTGCAGTCGCGGGTGAGTGCTTGGAATGGTGTTTTTAGGGCATTAGAACGCCATTAGAGGGGTGTTTTGGTGTGTGTGACTATTGGGCGGCTTTCGGGCCGCCTTTTTTGTGCCTTTTCGGGTCGATTTTAGGTCGTTTTTGGGTTAGGGGTGACATTAGGAGTGACAGTTAGGAGTGACAAAATTAAAAGTTAGGAGTGACAAAAGTGGGAATTTAGGGGGGTGGATTGATAATATGCTAGATACCCACTTTCCCACTTTCGCGGCAAAATATGTTAGATTGGTGGTTAGTTAGATACCCTCGTTTTTTATGTCTGTAATTTTTCAAAGCCTGATTATCAAGGACTTAGCGAAAACTTACTTCAAGATTGTCGAGGGGTACATAAGAAGGGGGCATCGGGGTGGTAGGGAGGGGCTTCGGGAGTGGTCTATGCCATACTGTTGACGCGTATGCGCAAGGTGGCCTTGATAAGGGCGATGGCGTTGACACTGCGGAAGTCGATGTCGCGGTCTGCATGCTCGGGGTTCTCTGATGCGAGAGTGATATAAGGCTCTCCGCGTTCGGACTTGCGGATGTACTTCACCACTACATAATCATCACCATCGACATTGTATGAAAGCAAGTACATTTCGCCATATATTATGTTCTGAAGTTCTACCGGGGCCCGTTTATATAATATAATGTCTCCTGTTGTTAGTCGTGGTTCCATTGAGTCGCCATATATACGTATTGCTCCATCGCACTTGGGCTGGTTCGGTATTCTAATGGTGTCGATGATGTTCTGTTTACTATTGTCAAACAAATATTTTAGGCCAGCCGCCGCTTTGAAGTCGTAAAGATATATCTCTTGCGATTCCTCTTTCTTCTCTGTGCCGTGGGACTGGTGGATAGGTACTACCTCCACGGCATTCTCGGGCTTATCAGACTTCAACATATCACCTTCGCCAGTAAGAAGCCACTCAGCTGAAACCCCGTAGGTTAATACAATATTCTGAATAGCGGTAGTTCCAACGCTGCTACGACCTTTGTGTATTTCGGTTATCATAGATGGGCTTACACCAATACTTGCGGCAAAAGTCTTTTTATCAGGCACTAACCCATCATTAAGAAGCTGCTCGTAAGCTTCTATAAACCTATTTGAAACATCATTCTTACTTCCCATGATACAGAATTTTGAAAAATAGTTATTAATTTACTTGCGTAGTATTACAGAATATTGTATCTTTGCAACGTGTTCAGAACAGAACACGCGCCAAAGATACTAAAAAAGGCGCGATTGTACAAATTTTAAAACTTAAAGAAGATGAACGGAAATATCGAGATAAAGGAATGGGCAACGAACGACTTCAAGGGAAGAGTAGCCCAAAGGCTGATGACGGACCGCGTAAGGTTTGCCTACGACCCCGAAGAGGGCATCGTTTTCGCCGCGCCAGAAGAGTATGTGAAAGACTTGGTTTACAAGCTGATGGTTTGCGACGGCGTTAAAAGACGCCCCAACATATACGAATACAACAAATAAAGGAGATACACACATGAACACAGAAAACAAGAACAACAAGCTGGCGTTGCTGGCCAAGGACGTGGAGAACAAGTTGGCTGTCATGGCCAAGGACATGGAGCGGTACAAGGAGGTGATGGTGGAAGACTACGAGCGTTTTTTCCGCTGGCACTCGGAAGACGCCTACAAGATGCAGGTGTACAAGTTGGAATTCGAACGCCTGCTGGTGCGCATTGGCGAGGGAGACGTGGACAAGGTGCGCGAATACTTGCGCAACAGGATGGACGGCACGCAGGCGTTGCTGCTGGAAGCGAGCGTGAGGGGGGACGTCATGACGTCTGTGGCCCTGGCCAACATCAACGAACTGGAAGCCAAACGCCGCATGTGCGAGCAATACCAGATGATGCTGGACTTCATAGGGAATGGGAACGAAGAAGAACTTAACGGGCAGAGAATATGAAAAGGGAGAAAAACATCAATCGTCAAGACAAGGAGAAATTATTCGCGGCTCTTCAAGAATGCAGGAGATGTGCATGCCGCCTACGCCGTCGAATAGATCGCATAGAGCGCGAACTATCTGGGAATAGTCAACCACAGAGCGGAAGCGTTTGCACTCACGCTCAATGCGAAGGTTCAGTTCCACATAGTCGACGCCATTCATTTCAGCATCCTCGTCGGGGTAGTAATAAGAAAGGCTATGGCTACAAGACAAGGCTAGTGGAGTCAGATGCGCTTCAATGCATTGTTCGGAGAACTGAACCAAGTCAGTCTCAGACCTCGTGGTGGCTTGCCGTCCTTGACGAATTGTAACCGTCGCTTTGAAAAGGTATCTGTTTGTGTCCATAATTTGTTCCGTTTTGAAATTTGGGCATAAAGTTAATGAAAAAAAACAACATAAAGGAAGAAAGACGATGAAAAGGAAGATAGTGGTGACCGCCGAGGTTAAGCAGAAACTTATGAAACAGTTCGGGGCTGGGGAGCGTAGTTTGTTCAACGCGTTGACCTACGACGAGCGGCGCGGCAACTCGGCAACGGCCAAGCGCATAAGGGAATCCGCCATGAAGAACGGCGGCGTGTCGATGGCCGACGACTGCCTGGACATGGAGACCATCCACCTGGCCGACGGCACGATGCGGCAGTTTTTCCCCCGCGGCACGGTGATGACCGTGTTCCGCAACGGGGTGGTTACGATTGAGAAGAACGGCCGCCTGGTGAAGAAGGAACACTGCCCGGGGCTGATAGACGATTATGAGGAGCTGCAACGCCTGGCCGCCAAGGTGGACGGCGCGGAACGCGTTACGGTGCTGAGGTAAGGAGGCGTATGGCTATGGTAGAGTATTACGAAGGCCGGCTGTGCATCCCTGCGAAGGAACTGGTGGAGCGGGGACTAATCAGCGAGGCCAACTATCGCCAGAAGGCGGCAAGGGGCAAGCTCGACGTCGCCCGCACCGCGCGCGGCCTAGGTAACTACGCCCTTGTGGCCGTGGACACGCTACCGGCAGCGATGAAGGAGGCCGTGAAGCGCGCCTATCCCAACCTGCGCATCGTGCGGCTGGTGAACTGGGTGCGTGAGAACTACGACTACGACCAGCGCGCATTCGCCTTCTTCTCCGACCCTGCGCAATGCGGCGTTGAGCTGCCCCGGCGGCACGTGAGGGAGTACACCGTGAACGCAGGCGTGATAAGTGCGGCCGTCGCCCTGTACAACAGCGCGAAGGCACAGCACACGGTGATGGGCGAAGCCTACGACTGGGACATGATGGCCGAGGCCATCGACGTTCTGAAACAGGAGTACGGCCACACGTTGCCCACATCCACCCTTCGCTTTCGCAAGAAGGTGGCCGAGTTCAAGAAAAAGGGCTACGCGTGCCTTATCAGCGGGAAGTTCGGCAACCAGAGCGCGCGCAAGGTGGACCACAGGACGGAGCGGCTGATACTGGGGTTGGCCGTGCTGCCCAACAAGCCCTTCAACAGCAACGTGCACGATATGTACCTGAGCTTCGTATGCGGCGAGTTGGAGGTGTACGACCCCGAAACGGGCGAACTGTTCTGCCCGGACGACTTCACGCTGAAGAACGGCGAGCCGAAGACGCTGAGCGAGGGCACCATCAACAACGTGCTGAACGCCCCTAAGAACAAGCTGATGGTGGAACATGCACTATCCACCTATACCACGTTTATGCACGAACAGATGCCCCACATGCACCGCCACTCCGGCCGTTTCTCGCTTTCGCAGATAACGATGGACGACGTGGACCTGACACGCAAACTGAAAGACACCAAGCAGCGTGTACACGCATACTACGCCTACGACGTGGTGAGCCAGTGCGTTATAGGTGCCAGCTACGGCCGAAAGAAAGACGAGAGCCTCGTGGTGGATTGTTTCCGCGACATGTTCCGCACCATAGCGTGCCACGGCTGGGGCATACCGGCTGGCATCGAGGTGGAGAACCACTTGATGAGCCAATACCGCGACGGCTTTCTGCGGGCAGGAGAGGTGTTTCCCTTCGTGCATTTCTGCGCCCCGCAGAACTCGCAAGAGAAGTACGCCGAGCCGCTGAACGGAGCCAAGAAACGCAGCATCATACACAAGAACCACACGGGCATCGGCCGCTTCTACGGCAAGGGCAAGTGGAGGCAGGAATACAAGAAGGTGAGCGACGAATGGAACGACACCTACGAAGATCGCGAATACTTCACATGGGACGAGCTTGTTGCCGACGACCGAGCCGACAGCGCAGAATGGAACAACACGCTGCATCCCGACCAGAAACGCTATCCCGGCATGACACGATGGCAAGTGCTGGTGGCCAACGTGAACCCCACACTGCTGCCATACGACGCACGGACGTTGGCACGGCACATCGGCGAGGCTGTTGAGACCAGCGTAAGGAGGAACTCTACGGTGCGCGTGGCACACGAAGACTGGTGGCTGAGCAGTACTGCGGCACTGGAACGTCTTGCCCCGAACAACTACAAGGTGACAGCCTATTACCTGCCAGATGAAGAGGGAGGGCCGACGGACGTGTACCTCTACCAGGGCGACCGCTACATAGACAAGGTGGAGCGCGTTGAGACCTTCAACCGCGTGATGGCCGAGCAGACGGACGAAGACGTGGTGAAGTTCATCGAGCAGCAGAAGAAGGTGGCCGGGTTCAGGAAATACGTAACCGACAACGCCATCCAGCGCGTGGGCGTGATGAAGACGAAGGTGGAACTGACGATAGAAGACGAAGAGGACTTGGAAGTGGCCACACCACAGGCAGAGGAAGAGCTGCCGTTGCCCCCGATAATGGCAACAGACTGGAGCAGGGCCGGCGTGGATGCCACATAACGGCAAACTAACGATAATCGAACGACATTAAAACAGCATTAGAACATGACACAAGACACCAAACAGCGGATATTGGCAGCCGTGGCGGCCAACCGCACCAATTACCCCAGCGACGCCAAGCACGCCGCTAGTCTGGGAATAAGCACGAGCGTGTACAGCGCACTGAAAAACGGCCAGACCGACAAGACGCTGAGCGACGCCAACTGGATATCGATAGCCCGCCGTCTGGGCGTGGAGCTGCGCGCCAGCATCGAGTGGAAGGCCGCACGCACGCCAGTATACCAGTTCGTGATGGCGCAGTTGGAATTCTACCAGCAGAGCGGCACGAGCGGCATATTGTGCGACATGCCCAACATCGGCAAGACGTTCACCGCACGCTTGTATGTACAAAACCACGCAAACGCGGTGTACATCGATTGCAGCCAGGTGAAGACCAAGCTTAAGCTGGTGCGCAAGATTGCAGCAGAGTTCGGCGTGAACGCCCGTGGACGGTACGCCGACGTGTACGACGACCTGGTGTATTACCTGCGCTCTATCGAACAGCCGCTCATCATCCTAGACGAGGCGGGCGACCTGCAATACGAGGCTTTCTTGGAATTGAAGGCTTTATGGAATGCCACCGAACGCGCCTGCGCCTGGTACATGATGGGTGCCGACGGATTGAAGGAGAAGATAAACCGCTCCATCGAGTGCAAGAAGGTGGGCTACACCGAGATGTTGAGCAGATACGGCGACCGCTACTCGAAGGTTACGCCAGACGACGGGCGCGAGCGCGACGTCTTCCTAGCCGAACAGGCCCGCATTGTGGCCAAGGTGAACGCCCCGACAGGCACGGACATCGCCGCCATTGTACGCCGCACGGGCGGAGGGCTGCGGCGCGTTTACACAGAGATTGAGAAACTAAAACGGGCAAACTGATGGCCAGGACAAGAGCGTACACACCCCGCGAAGTAGGTGAGAAACGATACCAGACCCTACCCTGGGATGGCGAGTGGCAACGCGTGTTCGGTCGGCCTGCACTCAATGAGCTGTGGTTCATCAGCGGCGCGTCGGCCCAGGGCAAGAGTTCGTTCGTGATGCAGCTGGCCAAGAAACTGTGCGAATACGGCCGCGTGCTGTACGTCAGCGGTGAGGAGGGCATACGGCCTTCATTCCAGCGTCGCCTGCAACTTTTCCACATGGAAGAGGTGAACAGCCGGCTGCTCATTGTGGAAGACACCGACATTGACAAACTAACGGCACGGTTGGCCAAGCACAAGAGTCCGCGTTTCGTTATCGTGGACAGCTTTCAAGTGGCAAAATGGACATACGCCGAGGCTATGGAGTTGCGCAGCCGCTTTCCCCAGAAAACCTTCATCTACATTTCGCAAGAGCACAAGAGTGCGCCGATGGGCATACATGCGGTGAGCCTTCGCTACATTGCCGGCGTTAAAGTGCGCGTGTCGGGATTCGTTGCGCTCTGCATGGGGCGCGAGAACGAACACCACGGGCAAGGCTTCGTTGTATGGGAAGAGGGGGCGGTGAGGTATGGGAATGGAAGCCTCAGCCCCTCTCCGAGGGGAGAGGGGAGTGAATAGCCTTGCCGCGCACATGGGGTTAACAATTAAATAAAGGAGTTATGGGAAAGATACTATACGAAATTATTCACAATGAGCAGGACAAGGCAATGACATCTGCCGAAGTGAAGGAATACCTGGAAAAGGTAATTGCCGACCTGCCGGAGCAAGAGGAAAACATAAGCGTCGATATTACGCTTTGTTCAGATAGTGGAATGAGCCGTATGATACGGGGATTTCCTGCGTTTAGTGACACATCAGAACGAATTCAACAATTTTTAAATAAGAAGAATATGAACAACAAGCGAATTTACATCAGCGGTGCCATAGCGCACCACGACATCAACGAGCGCAAGGCTGCATTCGCAGCGGCTGCCCATAAGTTGAGAGAGGAAGGTTTTACTCCGGTTAACCCCTTCGACAACGGACTGCCTGATAGTGAAGATTGGCGACGCCACATGCGCGTAGATATCGGCATGTTGCTGCAATGCGGCCGCATATACATGTTGCGCGGATGGGAGTTAAGCAAGGGTGCGAAACTGGAACTTGACGTGGCCAGCTCGTGCGGAATAGAGGTTATGTTCGAAACGCACGAACCATGATACACAAGGGAGATAAGTTCAAGGTGCATTGGGTTGAGCATGAAACGAACTACGTTGACAAGCTCTACGAGGTGGTGTCCGTCAAGGATGGCTGCCACTGCCCCCGCCCATCATGGCTTACAGGGCTTCCTGAAACGCCCAGGGCGGCGCACTGCCACATTTCGGCGCGACTGGTGCGTTCGCCATTGGCGACGGAGGACGATGGGCTGCATTGGTTCAACGACATCGACCCGCAGACGCTCCATAGCATAACCAGTCCCGACTTTTGGCTGGAGATTGTCCGGCAGCCAGGGGACCAATTAAGTTTATTCTAAAAATCAAGACAATGAAACAGTATATCGAGAGAATGAAAGTGCGGATGCAAGAATGGCTTGAGGGCCGCGCTCGCCACATGGAGGCGCGCCGCGTGAAACGGATAGACCGTGAGGCGCGCAATACCATACAGTTGATGGAACATAACGGCCTGATGTACGTGGGCGTTAACGGCGTGCCGCTCTTTGCGGCCGGCGACTTGACAGAAGGCGTGGTCGAGAGCGTGGCGCAGGCGCGCAAGGCCTATGCTGACTGGATGGAAGAACAGGCGTGGCGGTAGCCGCTAATTAAGGAGGACGAGCCTATGCCACCCGAGTATAACTATCGAAAGTTTTATGCGTTGCTCGCTCGCATGCCCTACGCGGACAAGGAGACGCTCGTGTACCAGTACACCAAGGGGCGCACCGAGCATCTGCGCCAGATGCATCCCGAGGAATACCGCATGATGCTGCGCGACATGAAACGCGTTGTAGACGATGACGAAGCGTCGCGCGAGCTGAAAAAGCGGCGCAGCGCGGTGCTCAAGCTCATGCAGCAGCTGGGCATAGACACTACCCGCTGGCCCAACGTCGATGCCTTCTGTACGGATGCACGCATCGCCGGCAAGGTGTTCCGCAGGCTGTCGATGAACGAGCTGGAGGCGTTAGTGCCTAGGTTGCGGTCGATATTGAACAAGGGCGGGCTTAAGAACTCTTCCACGCCCACGCCGCCACAGCCTGCCAAGCTGAAAGTGAAATACAATTTTATAATGAACAAAAACAACAACAAAGATGAAAAAGGAAATGCTTGAGGGCCTTTCGCCCGAGGAGAAGAAGGAATTGCTGGCCACGCTGCAGAACGAGGCCAATGAGGAGAAGAACAACCGCCGACAAGCCTATGAGGACTTGCGCGCGAAGTTTGCACAAGACGTGCAAGCGCGGTTGAATGACGTGGTGACGGCTGTTACCGAGTTCCGCGAATGGCTGGAAAACGAGAGCCGCGCCTTCCGCGACGTGATGGCCGAGTATGGCCAACTGCGCAGTGAGAGCCAAGGCGGCTTCACCATAACGGTGGGCGAGTTCCGCCTGACGGTAGCCGCCAACAAGGTGAAGGGTTTTGACGAGCGCGCCGATATGGCTGCCGAACGGTTGGTGGACTATCTCAAGCGTTATGTGCAGCGTACGGAGAAGGGTACGGACGATCCCATGTACCAGCTGGCTATGACGCTATTGGAGCGCAACAAGAGCGGCGACCTCGACTACAAGAGTATTTCGAAGTTGTACGACCTCGAGACACGCTTCGATGCCGAATATGCCGAGATCATGCAATTGTTCAAGGAAAGCAATGTTATTCAGCGCAACGCGCAGAACTTCTACTTCCACCGGCGCGACGAGGTGGGCGTTTGGCGCAAGATTGAGCCTAGCTTCTGCAGAATGTAGGAAAGGGTGAAAGGGTGAAAGGGTGAAAAGATGGCTAACGCCCACAAAGCAGCATGGCATTTGGCTTAACTCCCTAACTCCTTAGCCCTTGAATGTAAAAAAGTCCCCGCAACGCTTGCCGTTGCGGGGACTTTTACGTAATTTTGCATATTATTGTTAACGCGCACAACGATTATGGCAAGAGGGAGAAACAAGGATTTGATTAACGAGCGGGACCGTAAGCTCTTCGAGCGGTTCTATTACTGGAGCGAGGTGAAGCGACTTCGCTTCGATGACACTATCGCCAAACTCTCGAACGAGGAGTTCTTCCTGGCCGAAGCCACCACGCTGCGCATCGTGCGCCGCATGCTGATGGATGGGGCGACCGTAGACGGGAAGGCCGTGGAGAAGAGCCGACGACAGGGGTTCAGGTCTTCAACCGCACGGAGAGAGCCGTGCGGCCAACTGTCCTTGTTTCCCGAGTAGCCTCCGAGAGGGCGCAGGTGTAAGTTTCCTCGTACACCTTGATGCCGTGGTTGAACGTAAAGAACCGCGAGCGGGTGCGTATCAACGCCCCCTCGCCCGATGGCCGAAAGCCCTGCAACAGCGCGTGCAGGGCTTTTCTTTTTTCTTCGCGCTGCATAATCTTGTCTACGGTGTGGCTGCCAGCGTGAGTGTCGTCGTAACAGTCGAGTATAAGGCGCACGCGTACCTCGCAGGTTCCGCGCTGCGCGATGTCACCCGTGTCTGTCCATTCCGTGCCGGGCATGTCGATGAGCACGGCGGGGAAAGTGAGCGGATACATGTCCAGCTGTTCGTTGTCGAGTGCCTCCAGCTGTCCGTAGTCTTCGTCCACTGTGCGCGCCCAAGGCAGGGCGCGCGATATGTGGTCAATCATGTTAACGAGAATCGATTCCATTTCCTATTTCTATTAGTGTGTTTAGTATCATCTTGCGTATCTTAACATTGAGCTCATGACTCGTACCGATGAACTGACGGCGCGGGATGTGTATGGCCGTCTTGCGCGTTAGGGCCATTGCGCGCCACGCCTGTGCCATCGGCGGCAGCTCCTTGGGCATTTTCTCACCTTTCTTAACCTTGGCCAGCGAATACACCATGTGCCAAGCATAGCGGCGCATCTTGGGCGTGATGCCGATGTTTCCACCCTCGTTGTGGATGGCGGCATAGGGCCGCGGGTTGGTAACCATCACCGCGCCGGGCATGGCCACGGCATCTATGCTGCGCATCAGGTTGTCGGTGGCCGAGGTCAGCGGCTTGTATGGCGAGCCCGCCTCCTGTCGCCTTGTCTTCTTCCAGGGGTGCAGCCCGCCGTTGGTGAAACCGCCATCGCGAAAGTTCTGCCGAAAGTGATTCTTGGCGATGACGGCCGCCTTGCGGGGGATGTCTGAGCGCATGGCCTGCTCCACCTGCTGTGGGGCTCGGGCGATGATATCGGCTATTTGTTTGGCGTCCATTATTTTTCTTACTTGTGAGTAAAAAAATAGTCTGAAAACATTTTGCAGTCTTCAACTTTATTGCTATATTTGCACGAAAGATGGTGGAGGAAAAACGTGCCCAAAGGGCTTTGGACCCGGGTTAGCGCATTCCGCCATCTTTTTTTATTGCCTAACTCCCCGCTTCAAGTCTTTCGGCTTTGTGCTTTCGATTGTATAAAGCACTTCTCCGTAGTCCTTGTGCACTTTCACATTGGCCCAATACTCCTTATCCCCGATGTTTAATGAGTAGTAAGTGAAATAGAGCGTTTCTTGGTGCTTTTTCTTCCCGGGGTTGTTTGGATCAAACTTAGGGTGCCCTGGTGGATATGGCCTGTTTTCGGCATATCCCTCATACTTCCACCCCTTAATGCTGTCCAACTCAAAATGCTTGAGCCATTCCATCAGTGTCGAGTCCTCCCTATTGTGCTCGTATACGTCCGTTAGCGACCTGCGTAGGATGGTGAGCGAACCTGTCGTATATTCTTCGCCTTCCAGTTTCGCCCCCTTGTATGCATCAAGCTTAACCTTAAATTCCTTGATGTGGATTGAGGCTTGCACTTGCGCTTCGCGCAATGCCTCTGGTTGTCTATTGCTATCCGGCAATTTTTCATTGACATACTCGCAATTGAAGCAATCTTTCTTATGAGCAACGAACATTGCTCGCATGCGGTTCTTAACCCCTCGGGGCTTGTAGTATGGGCATTGAGCGCACTTTTCGGGGAAGTACGGGTGCGTGTCGTTTATCAAATGGCCGTCCTTGCCAGGGTTGTTGTCCAATCCGCGCTGCGGCTGCGGGGCGGGCATGTCCTCCACCACGTCGGCAGGCGTGGCGGGGGCGTCAGTAGCTTCGAGCATGCACTTGCAATTCCATCTGTCTTGCGGATGGTGCTTTTCCCAGAAAGGGTGCTCGATTGGCAAGGTGAGTTTCTTTTCCCAATATGAGCGGTGCGAGGCCTCGGCATCGGGCGATGTGGTGGGCATCCAACGGAGGTTGGGGAATATGTCCTTATTTTCAATGAACTCCTGCCAGTCAGCCGCGGCGTGAGCGCGCAGCACGGCCGTGTTGTATTCGGTGCGGAGCCACGCGCCCGTGTGGTGCGAGGCAATCGCTTGAACGTCTTTCGCCCACTGTTCGAACGGCTTTATATTGCCGTTCGCATCGCGCAATTTGTCGGCCATCGCCTTGCCCATCGCGTGCACCTTGAATGCTGCGAACACCTCGTTGCCGTGGCGCATAGCTTCGAGGAACGCATCCTCGTGGCGCGGCTTGTAGTCTCCACGCGTCAGGCCCTCGGCTGCAGCCTCGTTCATTTTGCTTTGCAGCGCGCGCCACATCTTCGGCTCGATTTCGTCGGAGGTGTCGAAACCCTCGTAAATGGTGTGCAGGAAGTCGCCCAGCAGGTCGGCCGAAACCTCCACGCCGCCATCGGCATTGTGGAAATGTGCGTGGCATGCGCACCGCCCGCCACCATAGTAGAGGTTGTCAATTAGAAGTCGCTGTCCGCCCCGATGGGCCTCGGGGCTAGGCCAAAAAAACGGCGCAGGGCGTTCTGTGGGGCTTTCTTTGTGTCTGGTTCGAGCGGTTCGGGCTGTTGGGCAAGCTGCTGGCGCAAGGCCGCACGTTCCTCTTCCTTCTTCGCTTTAAGCTCGTTGTAGTTCTCCGGTTTTGCAACACCGAATGTTTCATACAAATAGTCGTCGTCGATGGGCAGGCCCATGCTGGATAGTTTCTGCACGATGTCAATCTGCTGCGCGGTGTCCACCTTCTCTTTCTTCGCATATATGAACTCGCCCCCGTCGGTGTTGAAACCCAGTTGGGCGAAGATGTCACGCATTTGGTAATTGAGGATGTCGAGGATGAAGTCGCGGTCGTCGGCGTTCATCTCGTCTTCCTCCTCCTTGTGAATCGTGCCAAGGGCCTGCGTGCCGGTACTCTTGGCATCGGTGGTGAGGGTGTTTCCAAGCACGCGTATGCTTATCTTCGAGTCCCAATATTCGGCAAAGGTGCGGTACAACTCGCTGCTGCCGGTCTTGTTGCCCGCCTCGATTAGGTTCAGGTCGCTGTCCTTGGGATGGATGTACACCGCGTTTGTGCCTTGCTGCCGCGCCTCGCGGATAAGCGTGCGGCGTGCCTCTTCGTCGCCGGCGTCGTAAGTGTACTCGCGTATGGGCATACCGAAGATGTTGCAGAATCGGGCCCAGTCGCCCATGTTCCCCTTCTTATATAGTACTGCCGGCAGAATCTCGGCGAATATGCCCAGTCCGCGCTCGCTGCCCACGAACAGCATGTGGCCATACTCCTCGACGGGCACTCCACTGATGTCGCCCTGGTGGCGAAGCACCAAGCCGCGGATGGGGTCGTAGTTCTTGCGGCTGATGCTGTCGAAGCGGATATTGCCGTCGTCCTCCATCCAGAACTGCACGAGGGTGAATCCCCAGAACTCGGAGAGGATGAGTTCCTTGCGCAGCTCCTTGAACCAGGGCGAGCGAAGTTGCTTGTTTATCTCCTCATCGGGTTTCCCATCGCGCTGAAATTCGATGGGTATCTGCGTCACGCCGCGCAGCCTCTTGGCCATCACGCCAGTAAGGTGCAGGTCGAAGTTCGCGCTCTCATACATATCGTACAGGCGCACGCGGTTGCTGTAATCGATGCCGCGCGCCGATGTGACGGCGTTCATGTAATGCTGCAGGTTGAAGTGGAACAACTCCGGCATCTGCAGAACCACGTCGGGTTGGCGTCCGCCCGGGCTGGCGAGCATGCCGCCCTGCGTTATTCGGCGACCTTGTGCGCGCCTTTGTTTTAATGTCTTCATCTTGTAAAACTTTTGTTAGTCCGTTTATAAGAGCGTGGGGCGCACCTCATCTGCCTTAATCTGCCATCGGCTTTTGTCCTCAATCTCCTCGGCTGGCAACAGCGGTGCGCCGTCTATGGTCACGTCTCCGCGCATCACGCCCTCGAGCCACTTCACGGCACGATTATAGCGGTCTTCCCTGCTCTTGGAGATCTTATATGGGTTGTGCTGACAGTATATGTGGTAGATGGCGATGTCCAGGGCGAACATCAACACCAGGGCGTGGCGGTCAGTGCCGCGCGCGGAGAAAATCTTGTCGCAGTCGTACTTCTTGTTGAGGTACGACCGCATCTCCATGACGGCGCGGTCTTCGCATATCTCGATAATCTGCGGGTCGTAGTCGGCCGTGCCCTGCCGCAGCAGGCTGTCGAGAATCTCGCGGTGGATACTCGCGTCATAGTCGGTAATCTCTATAAAGTTGCTCATGTCGTCTATATAATAAAAGGGTTGTCCTTGTTTATGTCCTCATCGTTAAGGGCGATGGTGTAGGTGGGTTCCAATTCGCCCGTCTTGCGGTCTACCATCGTAACGGCCCCCTCCACGGCGTCGAGGCCGTCTGCGGGGTAAGGCAGGGTGAGTTCGAAGAGTTTGGACTGGTTGATGAGTTCCTGCATGTGGGGGTTGTCGCGCTCTTCCTCGTTAAAAACCCACGTGCCAAGCCGGTCGAGCGGTTCGAGGTTCGCCTCGATGCGCGTTGCCTTGTCCGTCTTCTTGCGCGTGTCCTCGCGAATGAAGAGCTGCACCTTGCGCTTGGCGCACTCGTCGCGCAGCAGGGGCTTGAACACCTGCTGATAAAAAGGGTCTTGCAGCTTGTTGTTCTCGATATACCAGTACACGTTGGTTTTTCCACCCACATACTTGTCCAACTCAAAGTACCAGCCTATGAAGTTGGCGTTGGTCTCGCGAGCGAGAAAGCCCTTAATTACGTAATACACGCCCTTATACTTGCCCACCAGCCACAAGGCCTTGGTGGAGCTGCCCTTCTTCTTGCTGTCGGAATAGGCCGGGTCGCCGTAGCCAATCAAAAAGCGGAACTTCTTCAAGGGCGGCACCTTGCCGAAAGGCAGGTTCTTAAATATCTTTCCCTCAGCAACGGGGTTATTGAAATATTCGCCCTGCTGGGCGCGCACCGAGATCTTCGATAGGCTTCGGTCTATCTGCTCCTCGGTATTCTTTTGCGGCCACGTGCTGCGCCCGTGCTTGTCGCGGATGTTCACCACGTCCCAGCTGTTGGCCAGCTTACCGGCGCGCGTTATGCAGCAGTCCTTAGCGATGATGTTGCCGCACCACAGCACCAGCGTGGGTTCCGAGATGGAGCGTGTGGGATAAAGTGCTCGCTCGGCCCACTGCCACTTCTTATCTAGTGTTACAGGGTTTCGGCAGTCCTCATCGGTGTCGTAGTCGTCGAAGTACAGTACGTCGGGGCGGATGGCCTCGTTGCGCATTCCGCGCGGTGCGGAGCCTGCACCCAGGGCGATGAATTTCGCACCACATGTGCAAGCGAATTCCGTGTTTGTCCACGCGCCGATGGTTTCCTGTTTGCCGTAAAACTGCATCAGGCGCGGGTTCTTCTCAAAGTTGGCCTTGTAGGGCGCGAGCAGGCGTTCGGCCGCATCGATGGTGGCCGCCGCCAAGGCCACGAACCGCTTGCGTTTGGTTAGTGTTAGATACATCAGCACGAACATCACCACGGTGGACTTCGCCAACTCGCGGCTCCACGAAAGCACCTCATACCACTCTTCATTGGCTATGATGCGCCGTATAGCCTTGATGTGGAAGGGGGCGAACTCGTACTTGGCATAGGCTGGGAAGAAATAGCGTATCCACTCCACTGGGTCGCGTTCCAGTTCCTTTCGCCGGCGTTCTACCTCATATCGCGACAGGCCCTCGTCCACCGGCACGTCCTTGGCCAACCCCTCGTGGAACATGCGCCACAGCTCCAATGCCTGCTTGTCCGTATGTTTAGCTTTCATCCGCGTGTGGTTTGGTCTTTAATGAACGCGTCGAATAGGTTGTTGAACTGCTTGGCCGCCTCGACGTCTAGCGGGCGCAGCCATGTTAGGAAACGCATGGCCACGGACACGCAGTCGCTCACGCCGATGTCGTTCTGCAGCTTGTTGATGGCCCCTGCCAGCTTGGCCAGCGCATCGGCCTCGGCGGGCGTGGCGTATCGTTGCCCCTCGCCGCGTGCGGCGATGGCATTGTTCACCTCTATTATCTGCCTGTTCCATTGTGAGATTATCTGTGCGGGGGTGATGGCCACGGATGCCTTAACCTCTTCCCAATTGCCCTCACGTATCCATCGGCTTACCGTCTGGCGGGTGGTGCCCACCTTGTCTGCAATCTCCTCCTGGGTGTAGTTACCGTCCAAGAATAGAGATCGTGCAATGCTCTTCTTATCGATATTTGTCTTTGCCATCCATTTCTTATTTTGTATGCAAATTTCCCCCTTTTTTCACTAATCGTAAAATTGTAAATTAACCATATACGCCTGAAATGCAATGGTGTACATTCCGTATTACACCATATTTTTTCGATTTTTTAGGTTCGTTTTTTCAGTTTAATTTTGCCGAAAAATCAAAATACGGTGCAAAAGAAATTCTTCAATATAATCCCAGGTGACGGAGAGGTCGCCATACTGCTATACGGCGACGTAGGCGACGGGCAGCGCGTGGACAGTGGGCGCGTGGTGGCCGAACTGATGGCCTTGCAAGCGCAGTACTCCAAGATTGACGTTCGTATCAACAGCCGCGGCGGTGACGTCTTCAGCGGTATCGCCATATACAACGCGCTGCGCACGAGCAAGGCGGACATTACCGTCTATATTGACGGCGTGGCGGCGAGCATCGCGGGCATCATCGCGTTGTGTGGCAAGCCCCTTTACATGTCGCCATACGCCAAGCTGATGCTGCACGCCGTGAGCGGCGGCACATGGGGCAACGCATCGGAGCTGCGCCAGATGGCCGAGGTGATGGAGAACCTACAAGGCGATCTCGCCTCGATGATAGCCGGACGGTGCGGGATGAAGAAGGACGAGGTGCTGGCCAAGTACTTCGACGAGAAGGACCACTGGATTTCCGCACAGGAGGCACTCTCGATGAAACTCATCGACGGCATATACGACATGGACGACGAGGCGGTGAACGCAGGGTCGACCGATGAGATATACACGTATTTCAACAACAGGCTGCAAACGCAGCCACAAAACAAAGACAAGGAAATGGCATTATTAGAATCATTGAAGGGCATCCCCTCGTTCGCCAACTTGGCCGACGAGAATGCCGTACTCGCGCACGTTCGCGAATTGGAGAACAAGGCCGCCAAGGCCGATGCCCTGGCGCAAGCGGTTGAAGGCTACAAGAAGAAGCTGCAGGATGTGGAGGACAAGGAAATTGTCGCCATCATCGACAAGGCGATTGCCGAACATCGTATCACCGCCGAGCAGAAGGAAGCCTTTATGGCATTGATGAAAACCGACCGCGAGAACACAGAGAAGTTGCTTGCGAGCATGAAGGCACGTCCCTTCCGCCGCATAGTAGACGAACTCCGGGATGAGACCGGTTCGCCTGCGAACTTGGCCGGCAAAAGCTGGGACGAACTGGACAAGGCCGGCAAGCTATCGGAGCTGCGCAATGCGGACTTCGAGACGTTCAAGGCCAAGTACAAGGAGAAGTTCGGCCTCGACTACAAGGAATAGGACGACATTATAACAATATTAAAACAGCAATAGAATGGCATTGAATATCAGTATCTGGCAGACTACGCTTGTCGAGAATTTTTATCCGGACAACAGTTTCGCCTCAAAATCGGTGGACGACTCCACATTCGTCCATGCGCATAAGGTAATCATCCCCAACGCCGGCGCGCCGTCGAAGGTTCAGAAAAACCGTACGGTGAAGCCCGCATCGGTGAACCAGCGAACCGACCACGACTTGGAATATGAGATTGACGAGCTAACCACCGATCCTATCTACATTCCGAACATCGACACGGTGGAGCTGTCGTACGACAAGCGCAGCTCAATAATCAGCAATGATCGCGAACAGCTGCGGAACGCTGCGGAAGAGAACATTTTGGAACGCTGGGGTCTTGGGGTTCCCTCAAAAAATGTGTTATTCACTACGGGTACGACGGAGCGCGAAGCACACACTTCGGAGACCGCGACAGGAAAGCGCAAGTGCATCACCAAGGCTGACTTGCTGAAGATCATGACACGCATGGACGCGGACAACGTGCCAAAGGAGGGACGCCACATCCTGCTCGATGCGTACATGTACGCCGATTTGCTTGAAAATCTCTCGGAATCGGATAAGTGGATGTTCCAAAACTCAGCCGACGTGCAGCGCGGCATAGTCGGCAAGCTCTGGGGCTTGAACGTCATGACACGCAGCCAGGTTCTGCGCGTGAAGACCGACAAGAGCCTCTTGGGTTGGGACCAGGAAGCCGTTGCGGGAGAGATGGCCGCTGCGCTGGCTTGGCACGACAAGTCGGTGAGCCGTGCGATGGGCGAGGTGAAGATGTTCGACTCTACCAACAATCCACTTTATTATGGCGACATCTATTCGTTCTTGCTCCGCACAGGCGGTTCCGTTCGCCGTTATGACAAGAAGGGTATTTACCTTTTGGCCGAGGCAGCTAAATAAGAAAGGAGTGGCGTATGTTACCTAGGATTAAGATACAATTCCTCAACGGCCAGCTGGGCACCGTTGGTGAGAGTCCCGACGGTCTGTTCGCCCTGGTGTGCGGCGCGACGGCCGTGGCCAAGACGTTGGAACTGGACAAGGCCTACACCCTGCATTCGTTCGATGAGTTGGCCAAGCTGGGCGTTACCCCCGATAGCAACCCCCGCCTGCATAAGCACGTGAAGGAGTTCTATACCGAGGCCGAGGAGGGCACGAAACTCATCATCTTCCCAGTGGACAAGACGAAGACGTTCACTGAACTGCTCGACAAGGATACGGGCCTTGTTAAGGAACTCGTCACAGCGCAGAACGGTGCCTTGCGGGGCATATTTGTGGCCGGCGACGGCCGCGAGGCCACCCTCACCACCAATGGGCTGGACGACGACCTCCTTACCGCCTTGCCCAAGGCGCAGCAGCTGGCCGAATGGGCCACGACGCAGCTCTACGCCCCGCTCTTCATCGTCATCGAGGGGCGCGGCTACAAGGGCGGTGCGGTGAAAGACCTGCACGGCGAGGCCTACAACCGCGTGGGCGTGCTCATCGGCGACACGGTGAAGGCATCCGAGGGCGCGGCCGTGGGCGTAATGGCCGGCCGCCTGGCAAGCATCCCCGTGCAGCGCAACATCGGCCGCGTCAAGGACGGTGCATTGAAGCCCATCGCCATGTACATCGGCGACAAGCCGGTGGAAGAGAACGCCTCGGCCGTGAGCGACCTGTACGATGCGGGCTACATCACCCCTCGCAAGTACGTGGGCAAGGCCGGTTACTTCTTCACCGACGACCGCCTGGCCTGCGTCCCCACCGACGACTACGCGCACATCACCACGCGGCGCACCATCGACAAGGCCTACCGCATCGCCTATGCCGCGCTGCTAGACCTGATGCTCGACGAACTGCCCGTGAACGAGGACGGCACATTGCAGCACGGTATCATAGTTGCGTGGCAGCAGATGATGGAGAATGCCGTAAACCGCGCCATGACGGCGCAGGGCGAACTCTCCGCAGATGCCGAGGGGGCGGGCTGCAAGGCCTACATCGACCCAAAACAGAACGTGCTGGCTACATCGAAGGTGGAACTCACGTTGAAAGTGCGCCCCTTCGGGTACGCGCGCTATGTGGACGTCAAGCTTGGATTCCAGGTGGAAACGGCTGGTAAGTAACATTTCGTGGGTGGGCATCGAGCCCACTCACCTCACACTTTAAATAAAAAGGTAATGTTTAACAGCAGAGAATACGAATGGGCGGACATCAGTGTTGTGATGGGCGGACGGCCCGTTACCGGCATCCGCGGAATAAAGTACAACATCAAGAAAGAGAAGGAACTGCTCTACGCCAAAGGCAACCGCCCGCACGCGGTGCAGAGCGGCAACTACGATTACAGCGGTGAGATAACGCTGCTGCAGAGTGAGTATCTCGCCCTGCGCGAGGCCGCCAAGGGTGACATTCTCGCCGCCCAGCTCGATGTGGTGGTGTCCTACGGCAACCCCACCCGCGGCGACGCCATCACCACCGACATACTGGTGGGCGTGGAGTTCACCGAAGACAATACCGAATGGAAACAGGGGGACAAGTTCCAAGAGAAGACCATCCCCTTCGTCTTCATCGACAAGAAACAGGCATAAACCTATTAAAGCGACACGATTATGAAATATACGAAAGAACAGATTGAGGGGTGGAAAGCCAAGCACGGCGAACTCTTTGAGATTACCGTCGATGGGAAGAGTTGCATATTGCACCGCCCCACACGTCGCGACCTGAGCTACGTCAGCGTGGTGAAAGATCCCGTCAAGATGAGTGAAGCCATGCTCAACCAACTCTGGGTGGCGGGCGACGAGGAGATTAAGACGCAAGACGATCTCTTCCTGGCAGCCATACAGAAGATGCAGGAGGTTCTCGAAGTTAAGGAGGCTGAGATAAAAAAGCTTTAGAGGATGCCGAGGTGGACGTGTCCGACGGGTTCGACATCCTCTTCTTCAACACTATTATGCGCTACTACCTTCACCTCGACCCCGACATACTCTCGGACGAAGAGTGGGCGCATACGTACAAGTATTTGGGCGAAATAAGGAAAGCGGAAGCAAAAGCGAAAGGCATAGATGGATAATGTTTTGAAATTCCTCATCAAACTCAACGCCGATAAGGGTAATGTCGTATCGGTAGCAAGAGAGACGGAGCGGCAGCTCGACTCCATCAACCGAAAAGCATCGGTTGTCGGGCGCGGCTTGCGGAAGGCTTTCTCGTTCGACGGATTCAAGGGCGCGCTCATGTCGATACCCGGCATGCAGTTCCTGATGAACCCCTACACCATGATTGGCGCGGGCGTGGGGGCGATGGTTCGGCTGGGCGCGCAAGCGGAGAGCGTGAACGTGGCCTTCACCACGCTGGTGGGCAGCGAGCGTAAGGCCGCCGAGATGCTGCGACAGATAAACGACTTCGCCGCACATTCGCCCTTCGGCAAGATGGATCTCACCAAGTCTGCGCAGACCATGCTCAACTTCGGCGTCGAGACGGGCAAGGTGCTGCCGCTACTGCGCCAGCTGGGCGACATATCGGGCGGCGACAAGGACAAGATGTCGGCCCTCTCGCTGGTGATGGGCCAGGTGTCGAGCACGGGCTATTTGATGGGTCAGGACTTGTTGCAGTTCATCAATGCGGGGTTCAACCCCATACAGGAACTGTCACAAATGACAGGCATATCCGTCGACAAGCTCAAGGACAAGATGGCCAAGGGACAGATAACGTACCGGAATGTGGAACAAGCCATAGCCCACGCCACGGGGGCGGGCGGCAAGTTCAACGGCATGATGGATAAGCAGAGCCAGACGCTCTCGGGCAAGTGGAGCACGCTGATGGACACCGTGCAGCAGGGCGCGATAGACCTATCGCAGAGCGTTAATACGCCCATCGCCGAGGTGGTGGAGAAGATAACGGCGGCCGTCCCCAAGGTATTCGCCGTGTTGCAGGCCGTTTTCTCGGCCATCTCCGCAGGCATCGGGTTCGTGGTGCGGTTCCGCACGGCATTCATGCTGTTGGGCGGCGCGGTGCTCACGGTGTGGGCCGTCTTCCGCACGTACACGATGGCATTGGCCGCCTATCAGGCCATCACCACGCTGGTAACGGCCGGTACGAAGATATGGACGGCCGCGCAGTGGCTGCTCAACGTGGCCATGACGGCCAACCCCATAGGGCTCATCGTCGCAGGCGTGGCCGCGCTCATCGCCGTCATCGTCTACTGCTGGACGAAGTTTGCAGGGTTCCGCGCATTCTTGATAACCATGTGGGACGTGTGGCGCAAGTTCGGTGACTTGATTAAGACCTACGTAGTGGACCGCATCAAGGAACTCATCCGTGGCGTAGGGCTGCTGTCCAAGGCATTCTCCAAGCTGTTCTCGGGCGACTTCAAGGGCGCGGCCGCCGACTTCGCCGCTGGCGTGAAAAACGTCTCGGGCGTAAACAGTGCGGTTTCCCTTGTGAAGAACACCGCAGCAACCGTTCGCGGCATCGGCGGCACGTTTCAGAAGAACCTGGCCGCAGAACGCGCCAAGGACAAGCAGAAGGAGAAGAAGAAAGGCGAACGTTCGGCCCTCTCCACACCAGGGCTAAAAGGCAGTGCGGCGGTCGGTGATGTGGTGTTTGGCGCAGGCAAGGGTACAGACAAGGCCGGCAAGGGCAAGAAGGGCCGCCGCTCGGCAGAGGAGATCGCCACAGGCGGCCGACGCTCCACCAGCATCACGATGAACATCTCCAAGTTCTTCGACACGCTCCATGTGCACATGACGGATAAGGCTGACACGGCCGAATTGGAAAGGATAGTTGTGCAAAGCATGAACCGCGCGCTGGCCATCGCCACCAGCACCGACCGCGGGTAAACCAGTAAACTCATCAGTACATGAACAATGTAACGCGCTTTGCGCTGGAAAACTTGGCACTCCGCATCACGGGCGACAAGATACCTCCCTACTGGCTGTTCCGCGATGCGGGCATCCGCCAGGTTGACGAGGGCGACTACTCCGCCATCCGCGCCATGAGCGACGCCGAACTTGCCGACATGGTTCGCACCAATGCCCTGGGACTGCCGATGGCCATGCCGTTGAGCCTGAAGCTCGAAGAGCCAGGCGCACAGGAGTGGCTACTGCCCTTCGAGCCGATGATAAGCCTCACGGGCAAGCACGTCATCAAGCGGCGGCAGGTGAACAAGGGGCAAATCCGTGGATCAATAAAGGAACGGTGGGCGCAAGACGATTACGACATCACCATTGAGGGTGTGCTTATCGGCACCGACGGCCGATACCCTTCGGCCGACGTGGCTCGGCTCAAGAACTTCTGCGAGGCGGCATCCGTCACGGCCCTGTCTCCCCTGCTCGAGGTGTTCGGCATATCGCGCATAGTGATAGAGAGCTGGGAGATGCCATTCACCGCAGGCGAGGCCAACCAGAATTACTCCATCAGGGCATATAGCGACGACATATACAAGCTGCTGCTTGGCGCGAACGAATACGCGCTCATGAACCAATAAAGGAAAGGACACGCACATGTACACAATGGCCTACGACATCACCATCGGCAATTACAAGCTAGGCATGCTCGCCGCGGTTAGCGTGCACAAGAGCGTGGAACTGCTGGCTGACACTTGCGAGATAACCCTGCCCGCTGCCCAGCTCAACCAGGCACTCGACGTGGAGAGCCGCATACGGCGCGGCGATGCCGTGCTGGTGAAGTTCGGCTACAAGGAAACGGGGCTTGTGGAGGAGTTCCGCGGATGGCTGCAGCGCATCGCCACAGACGGGGGCGACATCAAGCTGTTCTGTGAGGACGACTTGTTCACGTTCAGGAAAGACATTCCCAACGCCGTGCTGAAGGGTGTTTCGCTGGCCGACCTGCTAGGCCACGTAATAAAGGGCGTTGGCCGTGATTACAAGGTGAACTGCTCATACACTTGGACCTATGCCAAGTTCGTCATCCACGATGCCACCGGCTACGACGTGCTGAAGAAGGTGCAGGAAGAGTGCGGGGCGGACATATACCTGCAAGACGGCACGCTGCACGTTCATCCCCCGGGCGAGGTGACGGGCACGGAACGGCGATACGACTTCGCCCTGAATATTGAAGAAGCCGACCTCACCTATCGGCGCGCCGAAGACAAGAAGGTGCGCGTAGTCGTAAAGGCCTTGATGCCCGACGGCAAGGTGAAGGAGATGGAGTTTGGCAGCATGGGCGGCGAGAAGGTTGAAGTGAAAAGCCACGCGGCGGACGACGCTTCGATGAAAGCGCGCGGTGATGCCGAAGTGCGCCGCCGAAGTTTCGACGGATACGACGGCAGCATTACCACATGGCTCGTTCCGCAATGCGTGCTGGGCGATACGGCCACACTGCACGACGCCGAATATCCGCACAAGGACGGCACATATTACGTGCGGGCCGTCACCACGGAATTTTCCGAGAATGGTGGGGTGCGTAAGATTGAATTAGGTTTCAGGTTAAGCTAAACGCAACATGGACAACTACAAGGAACTGGCGCAATTGGTGCGCAGCGCAGCCGGCAAGGCCCAAATCACACTGATGCAGGGCATCGTGCGCAAGGTTAGCGGCTTGACTTGCGAAGTGGAGATTGGCGGCATCGCCGTACCCGACGTGCGGTTGCGCGCCTCGGAGGCTGGCATAGGCGGGCAGCTGCTGGTAACGCCCAAGGTGGACACGGCGGTGATTGTGGGCAGCCTGTCGGGCGACCTCACCCAGCTGGTGGTGCTGGCCGTGGACCAGGCTGAGAGCATAACGATAAACGGCGGCAAGCTGGGCGGACTGATTAACGTCGAGCCGCTCACGCAGAAGATCAACGAGCTGGTGCAGGCATTCAACACCCACACCCACCAGGGCTTTCACGGACCGACAGGTCCGCCGCTCAAGGCGGCGCAGCAGTTGAAACGAGGGGATTACGAAGATACGACGATAAAACATTAGGTAATGAACGGCATACAGCTGACGGACTTCGCCCCCGCCATACGCGTGCGGCGAGACGAACAAGGCAAGATAACCTCGGGGCTGCAAGTTGGCGACACGCTGCGGCAGAATCAGGCTCTCATCCTCGCCCTGAACAAGGGCGAACTGAAAGAACGCCCCTCGGTGGGTTGTGGCATCGCCGACATGCTCATGGACCACGACCCTTTGTATTGGCGTAGCGTAATTCGAGAGCAACTGGAGATGGACCGGCAGCGGGTGAATAGCATACGAATCACGCCGAAAGGCATCGATATAGACGCAACATATTAAATTAAACAACAATGATAGAACACTTTTTTAACAAACTTCTTGAAGTGCTCTCCACGGCGTGGGGCTGGCTGATGTTCGTCGGTCTCGTGGTGATGAACTTCATCGTCGGCTACGAGAAAATGGTGGGTTTCACCGTCATGGCCATCGTGCTGGATGCCGTGTGGGGCATCGCGGCGAGCCTGCTCCAAAAACGCTTCGCGCTGAGCGAATTGGCGCGTGACACATTCGCCAAACTCGCCGTATATGGCACTGCCGTATTCGTCTTCATCCTGGTAGACAAGCTGGCGGGCATAAGCGGCGGGCTGACCACGAGCGTCATCTGCATCGGCATCATCCTGGTTGAGCTGTGGAGCATGTCGGCCAGCATGCTCATCTGCTTCCCAAACATGCCTTTCTTGAAGATACTGAAGAGAGCCTTGGCCGGAGAGATAGCCAGCAAGCTTAACGTGAAGCCCGAAGACGTGGCAGAGGCGTTGGACACATTACATACAGAAAGAAAATGAGAACGATAAAGTACATCGTGGTGCATGCCACAGGTGGTTCGCAGCGAACCACCATCAAGGAACTGATGATGGAATTCGCCAGGCTGGACTGGAAGGCACCAGGGTACCACTATGTGGTGCATGTTGACGGTAGGATAACCCAGCTGCTTGGTGAAGAGAAAGTGAGCAACGGCGTGAAAGGTTACAACCACATGCTCATCAACGTGGCCTACATAGGCGGACTGGACGCCAAGGGAAAGTACGCCGACACGCGCACGGCTGAACAGAAAGAGGCCCTGCGCAAACTGCTGGGCATGCTGCATAAGAAGTATCCGGCCGCCGAGATACGCGGACATCGCGACTTCTCGCCGGACTTGAATCACAACGGCATCATAGAGCCCTGGGAGTTCATCAAGGCCTGCCCCTGTTTCGACGCAAAGAAAGAATATAAGGACATCTAACCCCAAGAGCGATGAGACACCTATTATATATACTTGCATTAATCATGCTGCTAGCCTCGTGCCGCACGACGCGGACGATAATCCGAAACAGCGAGGTGGACGTGCGCCGGCGCGACTCGCTCGTGGTGCGCGACAGCGTGGTGCTGCGCTACGTCACCGCCACGCGCGACAGCGTGACCATCCGCGACAGCGTGGTGGTTGTAAAGGACAGTTCGGGCAGGGTGATTGCCACCGAGCGGCACCGCATCAGCGAGCGAATGCGCGACACGCGGGCAGACAACTCGGCCACGGCCACGCGCGACAAGACACACGACAAGGGTGTTAGCACACATGTGAAGGAAAAGGTAACGGACTCGAAATCCGCTTGGCCAACCCTCGGTACGGTAATGGACATCGTGGGGTGGATAGCCTTCGCATTGTTTCTCATTCTTTTCACACGCAAGTTATGGAGACGACGGTAAGGGACGGCCAGACATTGGCCGACATAGCCGTACAGGAATACGGTGCATTGGAGGCGGTGGTGCGGCTGGCTATGGACAACGGCATGGCCGTGAGCCAAGCACCGCCTGCGGGCATGCGGCTGCGCCTGCACGACGGCGAGTACAACCGCCCCATGCGCCGCTATTGCCAGGCACACGGCATAGCTCCGGCCACACTGCGCGGTGATGGTGGAACAAGAGCGCGCATATTCAACGAGACTTTCAACGACACATTCAACTAAACCCAACTCAATGGCACGCACGATAGCAGAGATAAAGCGCACGATGACCGATGCATTCATGGCCAACGCCACGCTGCGGGAGGCATACGGACTGGCGGAGGGCGACACCTTCGAAAGAAGCTTCTCGGCGGTGAGCATCGAAAGCATACTGTTCTACATCGTGGCTGCCTGCTGCCACGTGATGGAGGCGCTCTTCGACCGCCATCGCCAAGAGGTGGACGACAAGATAGGCCGCGCCGTGGTGGCCAGCGTTCCGTGGTATTATAAAATTGCTCGGCAGTTCCAGTATGGCGACGCCCTCACCTTTGACGAAACCACCTCGCAATGGCGTTACCCCGCCATTGACGAGAAGAAACGGCTGGTGCGGTACGTGGCCGTGCGCGACCGTGGGACAAGCATACAGGTGTTGGCATCTGCCGACAAGGACGGCCTTCCCGAACCTCTTTCGGCCGACGTTCTAACGGCGTTCAAACACTATATGAACCGCGTTAAGATTGCGGGTGTGGTACTCAACGTTCGTTCGCTGCCCGCCGACAGCATTCAGGTGAGAGCTATGGTGCAGGTGGACCCGCTTATCCTTAGTGCGAACGGAACAAGGAACGGCGATGGGGCGAAACCCGTCGAGGCTGCAATAAATGCCTACCTGCGCGGTATCACTTATGGCGGAACGTTCAACAAAACGAGTCTTGTTGATGCCATCCAAGCCGTGGAGGGCGTGGTGGACGTGACGCTGGGCGAATGTCTCTACAAGGCGGCCTCCGATGCCGACTTCCGCCTCGTGGCGGGCAACAACTATACTGCAGAGGGTGGCAGCCTTGTCGCCATTGGACTTCAAAACTCGATAAGATATGTGGTATGACGTAGACTTCAACCGATGGGCTGTTCAGCTGTTGCCGCCCATATTGCGCAGCCGAGTGCTGGTGGCCTTGCTCCGCATCCTCATCATTCCGCTGGCTTACGTTCACCGCCTCTTCACGGAATATCGCAAGAAGGTGGCCGACAGGCTCGACATCACGGCCAGCGTGCAAGACATCGAGCGCGCGCTCAACCGCCGCTTCTTCTTGCGGAACAGGCAGATATACATCGAATCCGAATCCGACGACCGGCATCCGTGCCTATACTTTCAGGCAGAGGGCAAGCCGCCCACATTCCTAAACCCACGCATGACGTTATGGATGGACGGCGAAGTGCCAAGCAAGCCAAACTTTACAATATTTGTCCCCAGTTTCCTTGCCACTTCGTTAAATCCAGAAGAAGACCGCCACAAGGGGCGACACCTCGCGGAGATCATACGCATTGTCGAACTATATAAACCGGCTGGCCGACGCTATGCCATAGCAATATACGAATATGAATAGACTTGTTTTTAATGAGGGTGGACAGCCCATATTCCTCGACGACATCAAACTTTTGCAAGACAATGACGCTGGCTTCAATCGCCATTTTTTGAACGCCGTAACTGGAGATTCCCCCATTTTCTTGATAAAAAGGTTGGAGCTAAAGCTTATATCCGTAGATCCTAGCAAGTTAACGACGACGGCCAAGATTTTCGCGAATTCTGTTGTTCTGTCTGGTGAAATAATAGACTTCCCGGAAACAACGGTAACGGTTCGGACTTGGAACGACCCGGTATACGTCTGTGTCACAGAGACAGAAAATGAAGGGCGAGAATTCGAAGACGGGCAGGAAAGGCCATGCAGGCTGTCAAGGCAGGCATACATAAGTACAAGTAAGGATGGTGCCAAGGTTTCCTACAACATTCTCGAACTCCCGACATTGACCGAGCTTTTACGGAGAAACCTTGGCTTGGGGGGCGTAGACACTTGGAAAAACATTCCTGTTACGTTCTTCAATGGATACACTGGGCAAGTGCAATATCAGAAACAGAGCGGTTCCACACGCATAAAGGTCAAGGTAAGCAGCATGAAGGGTGAATGGGATGCCATGCCCGGAAAGGGAATCCTTTTTGAAGTGGACCCCCAAGTTGGTTCTTTTTTAAACAGAAAATGGAGTGGAACTTTTGGAACTGGTGGAGACGATGGCTCACACCTATGCGCCTTAGAGTTTTACGACGGGAAATGTTCTCTTAGAGATCTGCGAGAACTTTCAGGTGCATCTGATGTCCTGGACTCTCCCATAGAATGCCCTGTTTCACTGATTTTTGAAATATTGGAATAAGTATGGCAACGACAATATACGAACTCCAAGCCCGCGCCCAAGCCCTACGCGAGAAGACGCAGGAAGGCAGCATCACCCCCGAAGAGGTGGGTGGGCTCATTGCCGACACGCTCGCCCTGTTGGCAGATGTGGAACAGACGGCGGGAAGTTTGCGCGTGAGCAAGGTCTACGCCTCCAAGGCCGAGATGGAGGCGGACACCGCCCCAGAGGATGCGCACCACCAGCCGCTCAAGGCTGGGCAGCTGGTGGCCATACACGCCGAAGGCGACAGCCCGGACAACGGCAACATCTACGTTTACCTCGCGCCAGGTTGGAAGCTAATCGGCAACCTCAACCGCGTGGCCATCGGCGAAGACCTGGGGCAGGCCTATCCTGGCACGAAAGGCAAGAAATTGGCCGAAGACCTGAACACAGAGCGAACGGAACGGACCGACAAGGACGCTGCGCTGCAGCGTGCAATCGAAAATGAGACCAAGGATCGCGACAAGGCTCTTGCCGAACAAACCGAGACCCTACGCCGCGAAGCAAGCAAGGCGGTTGAAGACGAGGCAGCCGCCCGCAACAGGGATATCAAGGACATCAGACAGAGCATCCGAGACGTTCAGGGTAGCATCGGTGGCGTGGAGGGGTTCAAGCACGCATTCTTGACGGAAGAAGAGTATAATCGCAAGCAGCAGGCTGGGGAACTCGACCCCGACCGCTGTTACTTCATTGAGGAGTAGGACATGATAAGCAAGGACAACCGCCCAACGGCGGCCGTATATTACGGCACGAGGGCGATAACCGCCGTATATCGTGGCGCGCGGCTCGTATGGACTGCCATACGCAGCTGCTTCGGCTCAGGCGTGTGGATAAGTGAAAAGAATTGGGTTGACAACGAAAACTGGAAATAGACATGGCCAACGGAATAGACAAGAAGATAAACGACCTCGCCACAGCCTGGCAGGGATACAAGGGGACGCGCATCGAGGAATTCTTGAAAGAATACCTCTCGAAACTCGACGGCGCGAAGTTCGGCTTCGTTAACATCGAAAGCGGCGAGAACTCGCTGCAGACGATACGGTTCTTCCGCGACGAACATGCGTATGCCGATTGGTTTGCCGACCGCACGGCAAACGCCGACCGCGTGCTGGGCGAGTTCTCCCTGTACAGCAATAAACCCGTGGAGAGCTACACCATGCGCGCCATCATCACGCGCTACCCCGCCGCCAACATGGCGCGTGGTGCGCAGAACGCCGTGAGCCTGGCATACAACTGCTACTGGGGCGACAACCCTGCCGACCGCGACACGCAGGACGGCACGGCGACAGTAGAGGTGAACGGCGTGGCAGCTCCCGCACTGACGCGCCAGCTCAAGGCCAGCGGCACGGCCACGGCCAACGTCTACACATTCGAGTTGGGCGACCTGCTTACGGCCGAGACCAATGAGGTGAAGCTGCGCGTGACCAATGCGCACGGCGCGGAGAAGGTATTCACCTTCAACATCAACACGTACAGCCTCACGCTGGAGTTCGACCCAGCATACGACGAGAGCCAGGTACAGACGTCGCGTTGGTCGCTGCGCGTGCTGTGCCAGGGCGTGCCGGCCACGGTGTATTGCCGCATACAGGACGGCAGTCGCACCGACACGCTCACAAAGAGCATCCACAACTCCTCGGGCGAGTTCGTCATCGACGAGCAGGACCGCTACGGCAGCGGCGCACATGCCATCACGCTGTGGGCCGAGAACAAGGAACTGGGCCTCCGCACGCCAGACATAACCACCACCTACATCAAGGCCTCTTCCGGTCCTGGCGGCGTGGCTGCCCTCTGCTTCGGCAAGGGCATCCCCACCACTGCGCGCCAGTTCAGCGTGGCAAGGCTGCCCTACTACTTCTACCTTCCCGACGAAGATGCCGGTACGGCCGTTTCGGTAAAAGCCGAACTGCTGTACGGTGGCGGACAGCATGTGCGCCAGCTCTCCGTGCAGCAGGTAACGCTTAACCCGGACCACGGCAGCGGCCTGCAAACGCTCAACGTGGCGTTCGACGAGGCCGAGTACCTGCCCGAGGTGACGGTGCGCCTCTCTGTTGGTGGCGTGTCGGCCGAGTGCAAGATTAAAGTGCAGGGGTTGGGCGTAGATCTCGCACCTGCCGACGAGTGCAAGGTGTACCTGCCCATGCGTGGCAGGGCAAACGGCGACGAAAGCGCGCAGAACATCGTGGCCACATATCGCGGCCGGCAGACGGCGCGACTGGTACGTTCGGACAACTTCCGGCTAGACGACAACAACGGCTTCATCGACGGACAGGGCATGACCATCCGCGCAGGTAAGAACGTCACGCTAAAAGACTTCCTGCCGTTCGGCTCGGACTTCGGGGCGAACGGATCTAAGCAGGGGCGCACCATCGAGTTGGAATTCGAAAGCGGCATCTGCTCGGACGAGAATGCTGTCATCGTCGACTGCATGGACGGCAACACGGGTTTCCGCGTGTATGCCAACCGCATCGAGATGGGGTGCAGCACCGGCAACGTCATCACCTACTTCCCCGAGCAGAGCCGCGTGCGCCTGGGCGTCGTTATAGACGGCACCACCACCCACACGCGCAACAATCTCGGTGGCGGCAGCGTGGCCGAAAAGGACGTGAACCTGGCCTACCTCTACATGAACGGTGTAATCGTGCGCATGTTCGACTATGCCACGGCATCGTGGAAACAGGGCGCACCCAAGGACCTCGTGATTGGCAGTCCGCAGGCGGAAGTGAAGTTGTACTCCATCCGCATGTACGATAAGGCCCTGAACTTCGCCCAGATGGTGGGCAACTACGCCTACGACACGCCCGACATTGAGGACGTGACCGACCGCGAAGGGCGGTTCGTACGATTCGGAAAAGTGAGCATCGCCAAGCGCAATGACATTCTCAATAGCGTGGGCGACATACACAACCCCGATGAGATTGTGTCTTATAATAAGGTGCGCAAAGCTTTGCCCGAAACGCCCGTGGCCGTGTGGGACATCGAGGCCCTGCCCTACAACAAGAACAACCCCAACGTGCCAATCACCGCCACCGAGTTCCTCAACCCGCAATGGGACAAGGCGCGCGATGGGTGGGCTGGTGCCCCGTTCAAGGTTGGTCCGCACGCCTTCAACGCCGACGGAACGTCCTCGAACGGCTATCCCCTACCTTATAAGAACTGGGCGGAGATCTTCGAGACGTTTTCGGGCGACCAAGTGACGCTGACCCTCGACCCAGGGCACAGCGACGAGCAGTCCACCTCGTACAGCATCACGCGCGGTGTGGCTGAGGGTGAGAAGGAAATGGTGCACAAGGTGAACTTCGCCAGTTCAGAAGGCATATTCAACGTGCTTGCCATGAACCTCTTTCAGGAGATACTGCTTGGCTGCGCACGTAACGACATGGACCTCTATACGTCGTTCCAACGCGCACAGGCCATGCAAGGCAAGGAGGTAACATACCGCAAGAGCCTTAGCGGACTTTCGGAGATAGGGTTCAGGAAAACGGCGGCCACGTCGGCCAAGGAACCCACCTTCCTCTCCATATATAATATGATAAACAACAAGTACAGCGCATCGTTCATGGGATTCCCCAAGAAAGACCACACCAAGGCGCAGGTGTGGGAGATAGACGAGAACGTGAACTTCTTCAACCGCGAGATGACGCTGCACGAGCTGCTGGCCGACGGCACGGTGCGGCAGAGCAACGGGACGGACAGCGCGGGGCCGATGTATTATGCTCGCGTGCCGAAGAAGTCGCCCACCAACAAGAAGAACAAGCTGGGGCAGGTGAAATCGGCCACCGACGACATCGAGGCTGCCAACAGGGAGCTGGCCGTCATCCTCCGTTTCCACAACTGGGTGGTGAGTTGCAACCCACACCTGCCCGAGCGGTATAAGGCCGAACACGGCGAATACAAGCTGCTCGACCAGACAGTGACGTACAATGGCGTGAAGTACGACCGCGACACGCCCGCATATCGCCGCGCGCGGTTCGTCAACACCTACCGCGATTATCTCGTGAAGGACGATGTGCTGTTCTACATTGTGTTCTGTGTGTTCTTCCTCGGCATGGACTCGCTCGACAAGAACATGAGCATTGCCTTCGACGACATCGAGCTGAACCCCGACGGCAGCGTTAAGACGGCGCACGCACGCCTGTTCCTTCGCGACACCGACACGCAGAGCCTGTTCAACAACTCAGGCGCGCTGATGTATAAGTACTGGGCGGAGTGGAACGACGCCTACAACCCCACCACGGGTAAGACGCAACCAATAGCCGGCGAAATCTACGACAACGACAACCATGCGTGGCTGCCCAAGATGGACGAGGGATACTCGCCCGTGTTCAACGGCCGCCTATCGGGGCTTGTCGACCTGGTGTGGCAGTGTTGGGACGACGACCTGGCCGCGATGTACAAGTCGATGCGCGACAACGGACTGGAAGCCTCCAACATATTCCGCCGCTACACAGATTTCTGGCGGCAGTGGTGTGAGAACCTCTACAATGCCGACGCGATGGGCTATGCCAACACCGGACATTTCACCAAAGCCTACGGCGACAAGCTCAATCTCATGCAATACTTCCTGGAGAAGCGCAGCAGATATATGGACAGCAAGTTCTGCTGTGGCGCAAGCGTGGTGAACAACCTGCGCATGCGCCTGTACGAGCAGGGCAAGGGGCTTGCCATCAAGTACTATTCGCCCCTGTATGCGAGTGTCCAGTGGGGTGCCAACAACTTCTCGACCGTAAGGAACATCGACGGAGGCTATGCTTTGATCCCCTTCGGCTTCACCAATCCCCAAAACGCCACCTTCGACATCGACGATGCAGACATGATTACCGACATCAAGACGTTCACGCGGCGCGTGGGCGGGCAGCTGACGTATTCGGGCCTCGAGGGGCTGGGCGACTTCGAGTTCGATGCAAATATGCAGCTATTGCGCCGACTAGAGGAACTGGTGATGGACTACACGCCCCAACGCCCCAACACGCGCGAACGCGGCACGGCCTTCGACCTGTCGAAATGTGTCATGCTCCGGCGCGTCATCGTCCGAAACGTGAAGAACCTCGCCAAGGTCATTCAGTTGGGAAGTGGTGTCTTGCAGGAAGTGGACTTCTCCGGTACGCCCGTTAAGGGTGTGGTGATGCCCGAGAACGGCACGCTCACACGCCTGGTGCTGCCCGACACCATTGAGGAGCTGACGCTGCGCGGATTGGATGCACTTGAGCCGGGCGGACTGAATTTGGGCGGACTGGCCAATGTGAAGAAGTTCCGCTACTCTGCCTGCCGTAAGCTCAATGGATTCGACATCTTGCAACGCATCTATGCAGCGGGGGCAAAACCCACCGACATCGAGATGGACGGACTGAACGAAACGCTCGCATCGCTTGACACGCTTGACCTGCTGGCCGAGGCTGGGGCAAAACTCAGTGGGCGAATAACGCTGCGTGGCGTGACGCCCGACTTCCGCACAAAGCTGCGCTACATAACTGCATGGGGCGACGTAGACAACCCCCGCAACCCGCTGCACATCGTGTACGAGCGAGTGCCGATAAACAGCGTGGGCATCTCAGGCGACCTCTACGTGCAGGATGCAGGTGAGGCATGGCTGAACATCTCACCAGACAACGTGCGTGGCAACAGCGTGCGCGCCGTTGAATGGAGCATGGCGGCTAACCCCTACGCCACCATCGATGCGCGTACGGGTCGAATGGCAGTGACGCGTGTCGGCTCGGACGAAACGGCTAAAGCACAAGTGGCGGTTACCGTCACTGTGGGCGACGGCCGACAGCTCACCGCCACTGATACGGTGTACTTCTACAAGCGAGCTCCGCAGGTGGGAGACATCATCTACGCGGACGGTTCTTGGAGCGACAAGCACAATAAGAACAAGACACCAATAGGTGTGTGTTTCTACATCTCTGCCGACGGAAAGGACCGTCGTATGATGGGGCTGACACGACTGAACTCTTTTAATACGTCGTGGGGTACGTCTGGAAACTATATTGATCGGCTGGCAAAGCTTGCTAGCGAGCCGGCACGCGATATCTCCGTAGTGCGGGGCATGAAAAAGAAATGGCCAATGGAAATCGCGGACGACTGGATGACGCTTGAAGAGCCGTTGCTGGACTATCCGCGGGGAGCCAAGATCCCATACGGAATGTACAACACCCTGTGCATAATCCGTCAGCGCAATGACATCTTGCAGGACGAGAATTACAAGCTGGACGTACCGCATGCATCGGCAGGTGTCTCGGAATTTGAAGATGTTAAAAGATGTGCTTTGAAATACTCCGGCGAAAATCAGATATACGTCTACTATGTTCCGGCCAGTCTTAGCTATGCCTATTCTCCGGCCGTACTGAAAGGAGAGACTCTCTCCAGCCAATTCGCACCCCATAAATGGCATCTGCCATCAGCGGCGGAGGCAAAAGCCATACTTGTCAGCATATCCAACGATTACACCTCAGACAGGAACTTTCTCAAAGGGGCAGTTTCCTATGGCCTGATTGAACAGTTGGTGATTGATGGTAGTGTGTACGTGAAGTCTTTGGAAACTTCACAAGAAACATCCGCACAAGAGAGGCTCGTAGGCGTGGAGTGGACTGTAAGGGGCTGGGTGAAATGGGGAGTGTGCACGTACGTCTTCCCCACATGCAACTTTTAATTTAAATTGAAATGGAAAAGGTCATTAGAATTATTGAACGAGGCGTTGTAAAGGTTCTCCTGTTTCCTTTTGGACGTGAGGAACCCATAGAACTCACAGCTTGCGGGCTTTGCAAGAACAAGATCATTGCAGCTCTTGTCAGGCTGAAATACAGCCAAGAGGAGGTGGAGGCACTGCTGTGCGAATATGTAGCATGCCCCACCGACAAGGCTGCCAAGCAGGCGTTTGACGGGCTGATGGCCTATCGGCGGGAATGCAAGGCGGAAGCCGACAAACTGATGGAAGAATACGAGAAACTGCAGACTTAGTTCTGCATGGGTTGGGGACAAAAAGCCCCCGACCATCGTTAAAAGCAACTGGCAATCACTTATAACAAACCGCGGAAGCGTGTGGTCGGGGGTAAGTCCTCGTCCACGCTTTCGCGGTTGTACGTTAATAAGTGATTGCCGATACAAAGATACTAATAAAATTCTGGATAACAACAATGACACACACAATTTATTCACAAGCACCCCTGCCATTCATGGGGCAAAAGAGAAAGTTCGTTAAGGCATTTCGCCAAGTTTTGAAAGATTACCCCGACGATGTGACGATAGTCGACCTGTTCGGTGGATCGGGCCTACTGTCCCATGTTGCCAAGTGTGAAAAACCGAATGCCACGGTGGTATATAACGACTACGACAACTATCATCGTCGTATCGCTGCCATTCCACGTACCAATGCGCTGCTGGCCCGCATTCGTGAAGTCACCGAGAGTTTGCCGCGTGGTAAGGTGATACGCCAGCCGCACCGCGACCGGATATTGGAAATTATTGCCGAAGAGGAACAGCGCGGCTTTGTCGACTACATAACCTTGTCGCCCTCGCTCTTATTCTCTATGAAGTATGCCAACAATATGAACGAACTCGTCAAGCAAACGTTCTATAACACGGTCCGGCGAAACGACTATTGTGCAGACGGCTATCTCAACGGCCTGACCATCGTGCGCAAGGACTACAAGGCCCTCTTCGCTGAATACCGCGACAAGCCCAATGTTCTCTTCCTCGTTGACCCACCTTATCTCTCCACCGAGGTCGGCACGTACACGATGACGTGGAAGTTGGCAGATTACCTCGACGTACTCACCATTCTCCAAGGGCACGACTACGTGTACTTCACTTCAAACAAGTCACAGATAATCGAACTGTGCGAATGGATGGGGCAGAGCCACATCGACCGCAATCCATTCGAACAGGCGCACCGCGTGGAAGTGAACACCACGATGAATTACAACAGCAATTACACAGACATCATGTTATACAAGAAAAATGAAAACGATGAACAAATACTACAGCCTGCTGGATAAGATATTGTCTGACGGCCACAGCCAAACAAACAAGAAGGGCAACATCACATACCTTCTCAACCAGCAGCTGACACTCACCCCGGCCGACCTGCTGGACATATTCGAAAGCCGCAGCATCGCACGGCGCAAGCTGCGCAACGAACTCGACCTGTTCATGCAGGGCGAGCGCGATGTGGCGAAATATCGCGAAGCCGGCATAACGTGGTGGGACTATTGCGGAAGCATCCTTGTGAACAGCTACCCGACATATTTCGAGAAGCTGCCCGCTCTCATCGCGCGCATCAACCGCGAGAAGCGAACCAGTAAAAACTACGTCCTCTTCCTGGGCTCAACCGACGCCGAGAGCAACCAAGCACCCTGCCTGAGCCTTGTGCAGTTCCAAATTGACGATGGGCAGCTGGTAATATCCGCCTACCAGCGCAGCTCCGATGCCAACCTCGGCCTACCCTCTGACATCTACCACCTCTACCTGATGTCGCGCCAGATAGACCTACCCCTGAAGTCCATCACCCTCTTCCTTGGCAACGTCCACGTCTACGAGAACAACATCGGCCGCACCCGCGCCCTGCTCGATGGTGACGAAGGCGTGAAGTTCGATCTGAACGTATAGTGGCCTTCACGTGGAAACATGATTAAACGGCATTCGAATACCATTCTAATGGTGTCCGAATGCCGTTTCTTTGTATCACCCAAGAGCTTTTTCGTGGTACGCTTCGTTTTATTTTTGCATACGCTTCGTTTCCAAATTCAGTAACGCTTCGTTTTGCGGATTATAATCTGACTCCAACGAAGTCTTGGTATCGCTATGCTTTAGATCTGGCATAACAAAATTGTCTGTTAGAGTCGCAAGTGATTTGTTTATTAGAATTTTTAAGCGTTCTGCTACTTTATATAAAGCAGAAGCGATCTGCTTTTTTTCATTAGTGCGGAAGTGCTCCATCTTTTTACCATTTGCTTTTAAGAATCTTGGCATTAAGTAGTGATAAGTAAGATACCTATCTATATCATCACCTCCTAATTTGGTAAACTTTGATATAGCAATGTTCTTTGAGAAAAAACCATTTGCGTTTTGTCCTATTTCCAATATGGAAATATCACATGTGCCACCTCCAAAGTCAAAGACCAGTATTTTAGGATTGTAATCAGAATTTACAAACAGTGGTTGCCCCTCAGTTGCGCGGGTTACAGCATAACTAATAAAAGCAGCATTAGGCTCATCAATCAGAGCTTGCTTGGAAACTTTCATCTCATTTGACATCAGGACGTCAAGAAGGTCTTTACGCTGGTTAGCTTCAAAAGAAGCAGGAATGCTAATTGCATATGATATGTCTTCAGTTAAATTGTGTTCATGACAATACTCTGTGACCAAATACTTAAGATAGGCAAAAAAAACACGAGCGGCATCCTTGGGATTTCTTATGTTGAATGGCGGGATATCACGAAGCTCGCTTTCGTAATATTTAGCCCCTAAATCTTCGCCTAATTCCATTTTGAACGAATACCAAATGTTTTTCCCGCTTTTCAATTGATATTTAAGTTGAGATGCACCTTCTCCTACAAGAATTTGTTTGTTCAGCCATGCTATTACAGAAGGAACAATCTCAGATGAATAGATCGTTCCATCTGGAAACTTTTGTTTCAAACGCAGAGAGTTTGTATGGATCAAATTGTTATCTTCGTCGTATGAAGCAATTGAGACAACCGTAGTTGATGTACCAAAGTCTATGCCTACATATGTTTTACCTTTTATCAAATCTGTATTTCTGATAGCAGGAAAAAATGACGATGTTGTTATTATATTCATGATTTCTTATTTTGCTAACACTTTTGGTGACAAACCCAGTAAATCGGCAATTTTGAAGATAGTAGATTTATTGAGTTGTTAGCGGTTGCTAACGTGGTGTTGGTAGTGCTGAAACACATACCCGATTCTTTGGCAAGCTATGTTTGGTTTATGCCTCGCTTTCTCAAATGTTCCTTGATGAGCTTGCTATGCTGTTTCTTCTGTCCCATCGAATGTTTGTTTGTCTTGATAGTGATTACAAAGTTATGAACTTATAATGAATAAAACGAAGAAAAACGGGGCTTTAATGCGACTCAAATGATTTTTCTTGTGTCAGGATACAAAAGTAATCCCTTAAGTAGTCAATGATGGTTGGAAACGAAAACCCTTTCGCCTGGAACGGTTCGCTTTTTGAAAATGTATTTAGCGTTTTTAGATAGTCTCTGATTTTACTGCATTTCCCTATACTTCCTACTGTACTCCTGTCTCTTGGAATTGCATTAAATGACCTCTATTTTTGCATCGTCAGACCTGACAAAATGCGCTAGGCGCAAAGGCGAGTTGTTCATTTTAAAATATTGCTGTCCGGTAAAACTTAAATAACACAAAAAACATAGCGGGATATCCTTTAAATAAACAGCTCTGTGTTCTTTTTTGACAATCACCTGGTCAAATAAATAGAATATTTTATGCCAGTTCGGGAGAAGGATTGGTTTAGAAAAGCTCCAATTGCCTACTCTTTTCAATGCGCACGGCAGTGTCTTGGGCTTTTTCTCGAAGAGCCTGTATGCTGCAAATGCCGCCGCACAGAGAATCATGAGGAAGTTATGTACGGAGCGATGGCGTGACTGGATAAGGTTGGCCTTGTTCTTCAACAATTCGTTGATACATTCTATTATACGCTTGCGCAAAATCATCTTGTCCCACAAGGGCATAAGTTTGTTTTTTATGTTTGATTTGAGCCTATGACCGAGGTGGATGCCTTGGTTGAAAAGGTTATAAAGTGAGATTGTTAAGACGTTAGGTTGTTCGCTGGTCAACTAAAATTGTTTTCTTCATACGTGTATTAAAGTGTTAAATATGTTTTGTTTATTTTACAAGATATACTTTTCTTGCCACCCCTTTTTAGAGCCAAAACACCGCTAAAAGCATGCTTTTGGCCGCCATTGGCTACCTTACGCACCCCACTTTCTGTCAAAATATGATAGTCCGAACGGCGTTTTGCATCATTTTACCCTTCTAGATTGTCGACCAAGCGCAAAAAATATCGCCCGATTTTTCTGCATTTAGCACCAAAACGGCGGCGTTTAAAGCATCATTTTGCCCCTTTTTGCATGCTTTTTCAGTCTGTTGAAGCACTTTTTAGGCTCCTTTGTACACTGCATATTATTGCATTTGCCCTGCGTTTTGCTGCATTTTACCTTGCGTTTTGGTGCATTTTACCCTGCGTTTTGGTGCATTTTGCATTGCGTTTTGGTGCGTTTTACCTTGCGTTTTGGTGCTAAATGGAGTGTGTTTTGCTGCATTTTACCCTGCATTTTGGTGCATTTTGCCCCAAATTATGTTGCAAAAGACACTTAAAGGTGCGCAAATTGTATGTTTAAACAATGTTCAATGGTTATTTATCCACCTCTATTCGCACCTTGTTTTGCCCCAAACAAGTTGGCGCAATACTCGCAAAAATGTGGGCGAGCAGAGGTTTGGCTGGAAAAAATGCAGCCATAACGTTAAATACTGTACGCAAAACGTTACATTATCTTGTCGGTGCTTTCGTCAACATAGCATAGCTTTGCTGTGAGCAAACTTTACCCATGCAGTTCTTTATTGGGCAAAAATCGGTTTTTTGTCCCATCTTGCCCCAACAAATGGGGTAGAGTTTCAAGTTTATTGTAAGTTTGTCCACTCGTTAATAAGTCAACTAGCCAATCTCAAAAATAATGGTGAAAGTCTTAGGCTAGTTCATCTAGGATGACTAATAAGATTAGAAGGACTAGAAATACTAGAACGGCGCAATGTATGATACTAAGCCATTGTTTTGCTAGAATGGTGGGATGGGCGAGGTGCAATGTGGCAAAAGAAGAGAGGGCCGATAATGCCATATCGACCCTCTTTGCATAGGTAAAGAAATTTAAAAAAGTTTTTTCGGGCGGCTTAAAGAAACGTTGCTAGGCGGCGTTTCGCCACAACAAGTGGCGTTGTGTGCCGCGGCTCATTTTTTGCGCTTAAACAGATAAGCGTCGTTTCCGTAAAGCAGATAACTCTTGTAAGTTTTGTTTTCAAAAACCTTTGACGAGAATCTGCCCAATACGAAGG